CTTCTACTGCCTACACCCAGAACAATTCCACCTAGACGCACACGGAAAAACAAGCGACCAACCATTATGGATCTGGGCATTATCCGCATCCTACAAAGTAGGCCGCCCATCGTACTTATCCTTCCGAGAAGCCTGCATCAAAGCGGGACTAACCATCGGCAAAGACGTAAAAGAAAACAAAGGTGGCCTCCGATTCGAATTTGACAATGGAAGCCTCGTAGAGTTTAAGTCAGCCGAGGATCCGCAGTCACTCCGAGGCGCTGGACTTGATATTCTTTGGATGGATGAGGCTGCTTTTATTAAGAATGAGGAGTCTTGGGGTGTTATTCGCCCTTCGTTGTCTGATAAGCAGGGTTTGCTTATTACTACGACCACTCCGAACCAGAAGAACTGGTTTTATGAAGAGTTTTTTAGTAAGGATTCTCGCACGGATGTTAATAATAGTCGTGTTGAGTATCGTAGTATTGATAATCCTTATTTTCAGAAGGATGAATGGGAGTATGTGAAGTCACGGTATCATCCGCTGCTTTTCGCTCAGGAGTATATGGCGAGTTTTGACAGTATGGCAGGCAAAGACCTAGCCGGGGACTGGCTTCACTATTATGAAGGTTCGGATCTGCTTGATTCGGAAGGTAAGCCGCTTAAGTTGCGTAAATATATGGGTGTTGACCCTGCGATCAGTCTTTCTGCTAATGCGGATAGGTTTGTGATCACAATTATAGGTGTCACGGACTCTAACGAGGTGTTTCTACTAGAGCAATATGCGGCGAGAATTCCTTTTGCTGAGCAACTCCTTAAGATTGAGGAGTATTATTTGAGGTTTAAGCCTGAGATTATTGGTATTGAGTCTAATGCTTATCAGGCTGCGTTGGTGCAGCAGACGGAGCGTCTTATGAGTATGCCTCCGGTTGTTCCTATGTTTGCTAAGGGTAAGAAGTGGGAGCGTATTCTGGCTATGTCGCCTTTGTTTAGGATTGGTAAGATTAAGATTAAGAAGGATCATGCTAATTTTATTCAGGAGTGGGTTGATTACGATTCTGCTCAGCAGAAGCCTAAGGATGATTGTTTGGATAGTATGGAGATTGCTTTGAGGACTGCTGGTGCGTTGTTGGATGCTATGGCTGAGCCTTTTAGGTCGCCTAATCCGGGTAATCTTCCTGATTGGGTTGTTAATGATCGTCCGGGTAGTGTTGATAAAGAAGATCGTTATGTTGACGAGATGATGGGGAGTATGTGGTAATATGAGTGGTTTTATGTATGCTGGTGATAATCGTGCGGATGCTGTTACGGGTGAGCGTATTTTTCCGCATGATGTTGTTTTTGATACGGGGTATAATAATGCTAGTGCGCCGCATGGTTTGAATGGGCGTACGCGAGTTGTTAGGGAGTCTACAATTGTTTGGTTGGCAGAAGCAGCGGGATACGATGTTGTTAAGCGTGATGCAGCAGGTGCTGGAGTCGCAGAAGTCGTGGATGGAGCGGATGTTGGCGGTGGAGGAGGAGCGCCTGAGGTTGGAAAGACTAAGGGTGGAGGGAAGCCAGTCGCTGAGTGATGGTCCTATGGGTCAGTTGCGTGTGAGTGAGGAAGAGCAGGATCTTGATTGGGCTTTGCAGAATGGTGTTGTGAGTCCGGGTGAATATAAGGATCTGCTTGACAAGGCGGGGCTTTTGCCTACGGATATTGAATTTTTATAGTCTAGGGGGATAGTATGGACGAGGTTCAGAGGGAGACAATTCAGAGTTATGATGCTCCGCAGGGCTTCGCTTCGGCTGCCCGTTTGGTTAAAAAGGTTGACTCTATGCAGCGTGAGCGTCAACTTAAGGAGCGTCAATGGAAACTTAATATGGCGTTTTATAAGGGTAATCAGTACGTTTTTTATAATCGTAAGTCGCGTCGTATTGAGTCTCTTCCTACTGATGAGGGTGATAAGCCTCGTTATCGTGTTCGTCTTGTTGCTAATCAGATTGCGCCTAATACTCAGGCTTTGTTGTCGCGTCTTGTTAAGTCTAAGCCGCAGTTTTATGCTACGCCGGGGCAGGCTAGTTATGAGGCTCAGAAGGCTAGTAAGGTTGCTGAGGATCTTCTTGAGTATTGGTGGGATGCGTTTCATTTGAGTTCGAAGCGTGAAGAGGCTATGATGTGGTCTATTATTGCTGGTAATGGTTTTTGGAAGGTTAGTTGGGATGATAAGGCTGGTCCGGGTATGAAGGTTATGCTTAGTCCTGATGGTCAGCCTATTGTTGATCCGCTTGTGCAGCATTTCTTTAAGAAGAATCTTGAAGATAGTGGTTTGGAGTCTGACGAGTTTGAGAAGCGTGTGTATCAGGGTGAGATTAAGGTTGATGTATTGTCTCCTTTTGATGTTCTTCTTGATGATTCTGCTCAGGTGTTTGAGGATTGTAAGTTTGCTATTTGTATGCATCCGGCTAGTCCTGAGGAGATTTTTGAGCGTTATGGTGTTAATTTGAAGCCTAATGCTGTTAATCGTTATCCTGACGAGTCGCTTCCGGGTGCGTTTGGTAATCTTGAGGCTAAGACGACTGAGAATGTTCGTATTCTTTATTATGGGTATTATCTTCCGGGTCCTAAGCATCCTGATGGTCGTTTTGTTGTGTTTACGAAGGATCCGAGTATTGTGTTGTATGATGCTCCGTGGCCTTATCCTTTTGAGGAGTTGCCGCTTGTGAAGTTTCCGGGTCTTCGTATTCCGGGTCAGTTGTGGGATTGGAGTGTTGTTGAGAATGCTATTCCGCTTCAGAAGGAGTTGAATCGTACTCTTAGTCAGATTATTGAGTATAAGAATCTTACTATGAAGCCTCAGATGCTTGCGCCTGTTGGTTCGTTGCGTCAGCGTATTACGGATGAGCCGGGTGCTATTTTTGAGTATAATCCTGTTGCTGGTAAGGTTCCTGAGGCGCTTCCTGTGCCTAGTATGCCGCCGTATGTGTTTGAGCATCTTAAGGATCTTGGTGTGCGTTTGCAGGATGCTTTTGGTTTGAATGAGATTATGGATGGTAAGGTTCCGCCTAATGTTGAGGCTGGTGTGGCTATTGATCTTCTTCAGGAGTCGGCTACTGATCGTTTGGCTCCTCAGATTATTCTTATGGAGAAGAGTCTTGAGCGTGCTGGTAATCTTATGTTGCAGTTGGCTCAGCAGTATTATAATGAGCCGCGTACTATGATTATTACGGGGTCTGGTTCTAAGCCTAAGATTGAGCGTTTTGAGGATGCTGATCTTATTAAGGGTGTTAGTGTGAAGGTTGAGGCTGGTTCTGGTCTTCCTCGTACTCGTGCTGGTAAGCAGGCTCGTGTGATGCAGATGCTTCAGATGGGTATTTTGTCGCCTACTAAGGCGTATAAGTATATGGATATGGCTGATTTTAAGGGTGTTCAGATGGAGTATGAGGCTGATAATGAGCAGGCTATGCGTGAACACGATATTATTATGGATGGTGGCATTATTAATGAGCAGGCTTCTAAAGAGGCGCAGCAGGCGTTGCAGCAGCAGATGATGACTCCTGATCCTCAGACGGGTGAAGTTGCTCCTATGGATCCTCAGATGATGCAGGATGCTCTTGATGCTGGTTTGAAGCCTTTATTGTATGAAAATATGGATACGCATATGGAGGCTCATGCTTCTTATATGAAGAGTGCAGAGTTTGAGTCTATGCCGTTTGAGGTTCGCCAACGTTTTTATAAGCATTACGAGTTGACGCTTGATCGTAAGTTGGAGTTGGCTCAGATTGGTAATGGTCAGCCTCCGAAGGTTAGTCTTCAGTTGCGTAGTGCTATTGGGCCGACTGTTGGTCAGAAGGTTCTTCAGTCTAGTGGTATTACTGGTCTTACGCCTGATAATTTGTTGGAGCCGTCGATTGATACGGTTGTGGTTGATAATAAGGATAAGCCTAATGCGCCGGATTCTGCTCAGCAGGGTGTGGGTCAGTATCAACAAGAAACTGTTGATAAGATGATTGCTAATGCGGCTATGAATCAGCAGAAAATTGATCATGAGAGGCAGATGCAGGCGGCTAAGAATGTCTAGGCGTGTTGAGTGGTCGGATGATGATCGTGCTGCTGCTTATGTGAATTGGATTGCTAATGAGAAGAATGTTCGTAAGACTGCGCGTGAGTGTGGTATTGGGCATACTACGTTGGCTTATTGGGCGAAAGATTGGGAGAAGAATGGTCCTCCTCCTAAGATTGATGATAAGATTGCTAATACTGCGTATGAGTTTATTCATCATGCTAATAGTGTGCGTGAACAGGCTATGCGTAAGTTGGAAGAGTTGATTCCTGAGGCTGAGGTTCGACAATTGTCGGCCATTGCTACAGTTGTTGGTATTATGGATGATAAGATTCGTCTTACGATGGGTCTTGCTACTAAGCGTACTGAGACTGTGCATACTCTTCCTAGTAGGGAAGATATGAAGGAATTGATGAGTGGGTTTAGTGAGGGTCTTGTGGCAGCCGCAACGGACAGAGCGGCCGAGGTGATTGTTATTGAGCCTGCTAGTATTATTGTTAATAAATAGCGACCAACCAGAATAAACTGGAGTCGTTTGTTTGATAGGAGTCACGATGAGTGATATTGATTTGGATAGTGCGTTAGACGCATTGTCTGGTGATTTGCCGGACGAGTTGGAGCCGGAATCGCCAATTGAGGTTGGAGAAGTACTTGCTGAGGACAATCCTGATGTGGAATCCTTTACGGGCTTTGATCCAACCACGCTTCCTGAGGATATGCAAGCGGTTTATCGGTCTATGCAGGCTGATTACACTCGCAAGACTCAGGATATTGCAGATATTCGACGCAATTTTGAGTCGTTTTCTGAGCAGGGTGTTGATCCTAATGAGGCGTTAGAGGCTGTTAGTCTCTGGCAACGCATGAATACTGACGCTGATTTTGCCTCACAGGTAAGTCACCAGATTCAGGCACGGCTAGAGGAACTTGGTTATAATAATGATCCCGTTATTGATGACACTCCGATTGATAATAATAATAGTTACGATAACCTTCCTCCAGAGGTGGCTTCTGAATTGGCGCAAATGCGTGAGTTTAGAGAGTCTTTTGTGCAGGAACAACAGCATCAGCAGGTTCTGCAAGAGTTAGAGTCTGCTGAACAGACTATTCGAACGACTAATCCTCAGTATAATGATAATGATATTGAGGCTATTTATTCGTTGGCGTATTCTACGGATGGTGATCTTCTAGCAGCACAGGCTGCGTATCACAGTATTCAGCAGAATATGCTTAGTGGGTATCTTCAGCAGAAGACAGTACCGCATGGTGCTACGCCTACTTCGAATTCTCCGTCTAGTATTCCCGCTAAAGAGTTTACATCGCTTGACGATGCTCATAAGGCGGCTATGGAGTTGGTTCGTAACATTTCTTAACACGGAGGTGTTGAATAATGGCTACTAATCTTAGTACGCTTAGTAACATTCTCAAGGAGTATTACCTTGGGCCGGTTTCTGAGCAGTTGAATAATGAAGTGTTGCTTCTGTCGCGTCTTGAAACGAAGTCAGAAGATCTTGTTGGTCGTCGTGCGTATGTTCCTCTTCATTGGGGTCGTTCGGGTGGTATTGGTGCTCGTGCCGAGTCTGCGGCTTTGCCGTCGGCTGGTAATCAGCAGTACGAGAAGGCTGTTTATGACCTTAAGTACCTTTATGGTCGCGTTGAGGTTACGGGTCCTTCGATGGCTAAGACGAAGAATGAGGCTGGTGCTTTCCTTCAGGCTCTTAAGTCTGAACTTGATGGTATTCGTTCTGATCTTCGTAAGGATCTGGCTCGTCAGGTTTATGGTAATGGTACGGCTAAGATTGCTACGGCAACGGCTGTTACTGGTGCTAGTGGTACGACGATGACGGTTGGTTCTGAGCCTGTTCGTAAGGGTCAGTTGTATCCGGGTATGGTTGTTAATGTTTATACGTCGGCTGCTGCTGCTAAGGTGGCTACTTCTGGTGCAAGTGCTGGTCCGGGTTGGGGTGTTGCTTCGCCTGATACGTCTGCATTTGTTATTTCGGCGGTTGATGTTACTGCTGGTACGGTTACTCTTAACTCGCCTACGGCTACGTTTGCCATTGGTGATTATCTGGTTCGTGCTGGTGTGAACCCGTATTCTTCGTCTGAAACGCCTATTGGTGGATCTGGTGGAACGTACTCGTTGTCGGATGAAGTCGATGGACTTCAGCGTATCGTTGCTGATTCGGCTACTGCCTTTGGTGGTATTACGCCGAGCGGTTCTGCTTTCTGGTGGGACAATCAGCGCGTTGCTGCTGGCTCTACCGATCTTCGGCAGAATGCTCAGGATCCGCAGGGTGTTACTGGTTCTACGCTTGTTCAGAACCTCACGTTTGGTACTGTTCAGCAGGGTCTGAATAAGGCTCGTATTGCTGGCGGAATGCCGTCGAGCATTGTTACTTCGTTTGGTGTTCAGCGTGAGTTTTACACGTTGTTTACTACGCAGGTACAGTACATTGATCCTAAGACTCTTGATTATCAGCAGGGCTTTAAGACCCTCTCGTATAATGGCATGCCCGTTATTGCTGATATTGAGGCTCCGTACGGCAAGATGTATATTCTGGATGAGTCTACCCTTAAGGTGTACTCTGATCAGGATTGGCACTTCCTTGATGCTGATGGTCTGACGCTTCGTCAGGTTACTGGCTACGACAAGTTTGAGGCTATCATGGCTCGTTACATGAACCTTGGTGCTACTCGTCGTAACAATCAGGTTGTCATTACTGGTATTCAGGTTGACGGTGCGGCTGACGCTGGTTACTAATGTTAGTGGAGGAGAGGCTTCGGCCTCTCCTCCTATTCTATTTAAGGAGTATTATGCCTGCTGAGTTAGAAAAAATTAAGAATGATATTCTTAAGCGTAATCCTAAGATGCCTGAGAGTGAGGCGTATGCGCTTGCTACTAATATTTTTAAGAAACGGAATGGTCTTGCTAGTTTAAAGAAGGGGTGATTATATGAGTTTTACTGCTTATAATCGTTATGCTATTTCTCGTTGGAAGCGTAGGCGGGGACTATGAGTGAGGCTTGGACTCGTAAAGAGGGTAAGAATCCTAGTGGTGGTTTGAATGCTAAGGGTCGCGCTTCTTATAAGGGTGGGCATTTGAAGCCTCCTGTGTCTGCTAAGCAGGCTAAGAGTAGTCCTAAGGGTGCTGCTCGTCGTAAAAGTTTTTGTGCTCGGATGAGTGGTATGAAGTCTAAGTTGACTAGTGCTAAGACTGCTAATGATACGAATAGTCGTATTAATAAGTCGTTGCGAAAGTGGGATTGTTAGTTATGGATTTGTTTATTCCGGGTCATGGTAATATGAATACTAAACAGTTTCTTATTGTGGATTCTTTGAAGCGGTATGATGATAAGTTGATGTTTGCTCGTAATGAGGAGACTGGGGATTGGTGTGTTTATTCTCGGATGCCTTATCCTGAGCCTCCTTATCCTGTGTTTGGTTTTGGGCAGGAGTTGCCTGAGGTTCATGTTGTTATGGATCGGGTTAAGTCTGGTGATTTGCGTAAGAATAGTGATCGTCTTTATAATGAGATTGTTAAGTCGCAGGAGAAGTATCGTGCGGATCTTCAGTATAAGGGTGATCAGGCTAGTGGTGAGTCTGCTGAGGTTGTTGAAAAGTTTTTGCGTATCCATGGTAAGTCTCCTGTTATTAAGAGTTTGCCTAAGAATATTGAGTCTAAGAATACTGGGGGTGATGTGTAGTGCTGTTAACTGAGATGTATGATCAAATGTCGTTGTATGGTTTTGACGATTTTACGGATGATCAAAAGTTGTTGCTTCTTAATGAGGCTTATTTTGATGTGGCTACTCGTGAGCCTTGGCCTTTTTTGGAGAAGCAGATTAATATTACTGTCCCTAATGGGCAGAAGTATATTACTGATAATGCTACTACGTTTAATACGGATACTAAGGTGCTTACTAGTATTAGTGATTTGGATAGTGTTTTGTCGCTTATTGATGTGTCTAATCGTGTTGTGATGGTTCCTGAGCGTCTTGATGTTATTGAGAAGAATTTTGTTGTTAATAATCTTAATGTGTTTCCTGAGCGTTACTATTTTGTTAATGAGACTTTGACGTTGTATCCTGAGTGTCGTGGGGATACAAATTATATTCTTACTTATATTGCTAAGCCGGTTGCTGTTCAGGATACGGGTAGTGATACGGATTCTAATAGTTTTCTTGTGCCTGCTCGTCATCATAGTATTCTTGTTTATGGTGCGCTTGTTAAGGCTTTTCTTGTTAATGATGATCCTCAGGCTGCTATGTTTCAGAATATGTTTGAGCAGCGTTATCAGCAGATGCGTAATAATCTTTGGTTGAATCAGTATGATCGTACTGATCGTGTGCATGTGTTGACTGATTCTTATGATTGGGGTTACTAATAAAGGTTTGGGGGTGATTGAGTGTCTGGTATTACTTATGTTAATCAGGTTGGTGCTATTGGTGGGATGAATCAGGCTGCGCCGGGTACTCTTATTCCTGATACTTTTGTTCGGTTTGCTCAGGATGTTTTGTTTGATCGTGCTGGGTTTATTCGTCGTCGTGGTCCGTTTAAGGCGTTTACTATGTATACGTCGGCTAATACGACTGATACGACTGCGTTTGTTGAGTCTGGTGCTGATTACGAGTATGTTCTTGGTGTGTTTTCTACGTTTGATCCGGTTGGTGTACCTCGTGTTGGTATGCTGATTAATAGTGTTACTGGTTCTACGGTTAAGACTATTTTTCGTGTGTTTGATAAACAGTTAAAGTTTCTTGGTGAAGAATTATTGTTTGCTACTGCGGCTAGTAGTGTTGGTGTGAGTACTGCTGCGGATTCTATTGAGAATCTTAGTATTGTTAATGGTAAGCAGGCTCTTGGTGGTGGTATGTGGATTACTTTTGCTGCTAATCCTAGTGAGCCTGATAAGCATTACCAGTTTTTTTGGCGTGGTGGTTATGGTATTGGTGCTCCGGCTAAGGGTCCTATTACAACGACTGGTACTTTTAGTAGTTTTTATACTACTGGTTTTGCTAGTCCTCATGGTACTTTAGATTCTACTATTACTAGTATTACTACTACAAACTTGTCTTCTGGTATGTTTGTTTATGCTAATAATACTTTTATTGGTACTATTAAGTCAACTACTTCTACTAGTGTTATTTTGGATAAGTTTCCTTTTGTTTGGGATAGCGTTGTTGAGACTAATGAAACGGATGCAGGAGCCACTCATCTTGGTAATATTACTAAGACAGGGGTTACGTTAACTTTTACTAGTTTGCGTCCTTATGAGCAGGTGCATGGTAGAGGTACAATTACTATTGATTCTGTTACTAATAATGTTGTAAATAGTGGTACTGTTGGTACTAGTGGTGAGGGGCATTGGTCTTCGGCTAAGGTTGCTGATTGGTATTTGTATCGTGCTAGTGATAATGCTTTTCTTGGTAAAATTAAAACTGTTGGTGCCAGTAATACTACTGTAACGTTGTATGCTACGGGTAGTGTTGGTACTGGTATTATGCTTACTGGTGAAGATTATATTATGAAGCCTATTACTCCTACGGTTCCTTCTACGGTTCTTGTTGGTTCTAGTGGTGCTGCGTTTAGTAGTATTGTATCAAAGCGTTCTGCTGATAGTTTTGCTGGTTTGTATACTGCTGTGTATGCTGGTTATCAATGGTATGGTAATGTGGCTAATGCTGATAAGGACGTTAATCGTGTAGTATTTAGTGCTTATCACGATAAGGAAGCAGTTGACTTGTCTGCTAATGCGGCGGATAGTATTGTATTTCCCGGTAAGAGCCAGTTTCGTGGTATGGCTGCTGCCGCTACAGGCCTGCTAGTATTTCTTGAGGATCGTACTTATATTCTTCGTGGTAATGATCGCACTAACTTTAGTGTTGAACAATTATATCCTGAGGGTTGTTTGTGTGCGTCTAGTATTGTTGAGTATGGTGGTGGTGTGTTTTGGGCTGGTAAGTCTGGTATTCTTTATTATGATGGTGCTAGTGTGCGTAATATGACTAAGGATAATCTTGGTTTGTATTATACTGATGCTCTTGATACGTTTAATCCAGAGTTGGATCGTGTTATTGCGTTTATGCATAAGAATAATCTTGTTGTTACTTTTACTAGTTTTAAGTCTCCTTTTCAGGCTATTCGTTATGAGCCTTTGTATGCTGCTGATTGGGCTATTCAGGTTCTTAATGGGCGTACTTGGGAAGAGTTGGATCCTACGTTTACTTATGATGATTTGAATACGCAGAATAATACTCCGTTGTATTGGGATCAGAAGATCCTTAATGATGTGGCTGCTAGTGGTGGTACTGGTCTTGGTATGTCTTGGGGTACTGGTGGTGTTATTAGTGCTAAAGAGTTGACAAGTAATGTGGCTAAACTTACTATTTCGTCTGGGCATGGTTTTAAAGTTGGTGATAGTGTTACTATTACTAATGTTGATAGTACGTTTAATGGTACTTATGTGCTTACTGCTGTTACTGATACGAGTATTTCTTATAGTAAGACTGCTTCTAATGTTGTGGTTACTAGTGTTAATCCATATGGTATTGTTACTCAAGCAATTTATACGATTACTAATAAAGCATTAACTTCTAATGTTGCTACATTAACTACCTCTGCTGCTCATGGGTTTGCAGTTGGTAATCTTATGCATATTTATGGAGTGGATAGTACGTTTAATGGTAATTATACTATTACGGCGGTTACAACTAATACGTTTTCTTATGCTTTGACTAGTGCTAATGTTACTAGCGCTGCGGCTACGGGTAGTGTGTATAAGTCTACTGGTTTTGTTTGGGGTAATACGAGTAATATTTATAAGTATGCTCCGCTTCGTAAACAGACAAGTATGACGTTTAGTATTTATCTTCCTACTAATGCTCTTACTACACTTAGTAATATGGATTTTCGTGGTGTTACTAATGTTGAAACTACTAATGGTCTTAAAACTCTTCTTGGTGTTAATAGTGTCGAGTCTGCTGGTATGAGGGCTAGGCTAGTAGATATTCATCCGGTATATGATATTAATACTAATGGTGAAGACGCATATTTAGTAGAGAAGATTAATATTCCTACAAGCGGCCTTGTTCTTGGACCAGATTTTTATCTACAAACAAAACACTATACGCTTGGTAATCCTATTTTACGTAAATGGTTCCAACGAGTAATGCTTAGTATGCTACTCTATGATGGTTGTTTGCGTCTTGATCTTGTTGATGCGGATGATAATGATGCTATTGATGTTACTAAAAAGAAGCATCAGTATTGGGAGTTATTTACTGAAGAGGGTTATAGTTGGGCATATCTTACGGATGTGTTGTTTCCTAAAATTACTAGTCCTGATAAGGCTACTTGGACTAATGTTGAGGCTACGACTGATTTTTGGGATGATTTGTTTATGACTGATTTTAATCGTTATAAAATGAAAACTGCGTGGCGTAATCCTAGTGTCGGGTTTAGGTTGTATCAGTTGAATAATTATAAGAAGCCTTATAATGGTGTTGTTACTACGCCTAATCGTATTGAGATGCAATCGTTTACGGTTGGGTTTAAGGCGCTTCGTGAGGGTAGGCAATAATGGATGCTATGCCAGATTTTGATTTGACTACTGCTCAGGGTAAACAAGCGTTTCAACAATGGGTTGTGATGATTATTCGTAATGAAATTAACTCTTATACTCGTCAGGTTCTTGGTACGGGTAATACGGGTGAAACTACTGCTGGCGGTAAAATTAAAATTAATGTTGTTTAGAAAGAGGGGGTGTGTGAATGGCTGATCTTAAAAGTTATACTGGTACGTTTGGTTTTCCATACCCGCTTATTGGGGATGATGTTGTTAATGCTCCTGCTCGTATTCAAGAGTTGGCTTTAAAGGTTGAGGCTGTTCTTACTGCGGGTGGGTTTATTAATCCTACTTATACTCTTTTGACGAGTGCTACTGTTTTTGTTGGTGATGTTACTGGTTTGTATAATAGTAATACTATTAAGAGTAGTGTTGCTCTTACTGGTTCTCCTACGACTACTACGCCTAGTACTGGTGATAATACGACTCGTATTCCTACTACTGGTTGGGTTCGTAGCGAGTTTGTTGGTAATCTTCCTACTGGTCCTACTGGGCCTACTGGACCTACTGGTCCTCAAGGTATTCAGGGTTTTACGGGTCCTACTGGAGCAACCGGAGCGGCTAGTATGGTAACTGGACCTACAGGTCCTACGGGTCCTCAAGGCGTTACAGGCCCTACTGGTGCTACTGGTCCGGCTGGTACTACTAATGCTCATGATTCGTGTCGGCTAGTTACTGTTGGTGTGCTTTCTAATTCTCCTACTTATACTGCTGGTACTCTTGGTGCTGATGGTGGTTATGGTGTGGGTGCGTATCTTCAGGGTGCGACTAATGGTGCGCTTAGTGTTGATGGTGTTGCTGTTAACGTTACGGATCGTATTCTAGTTAAAAATGAGGTTACTACTGCTAATAATGGTATTTATACTGTTAGTGTTGCGGGTGATGCTGGTTCTAAGTGGAAACTTATTCGTAGTGTTGATTATGATAATCATGTTGCTTTGCAGGTCCTTATTGGTGATTATACGCTGATCGAGTTGGGGGCTACTCAGGCTGGTTCTACGTTTATGATGAATACGGCTGGTACTATTACGCTTGGTTCTAGTAGTATTGGTTGGACTATTGTTGGTGGTGTTGGCCCGACTGGTCCTCTTGGTCCTACTGGTCCGACTGGTGCGGCTAGTACTGTTACTGGTCCTACGGGTGCTGTTGGTGCTACTGGTCCTACGGGGCCGCAGGGTATTCAGGGTGTGACTGGTCCTACTGGGGCCGCGTCTATGGTTACGGGTCCTACTGGTGTGCAGGGTGTAACGGGTCCCACGGGTCCCACAGGGCCTACGGGTGCTGCAAGTATGGTTACGGGTCCTCAGGGGCCGACGGGCGCTAGGGGCTGCTAGTACTGTTACAGGGCCTACTGGTCCTCAAGGGCCTACTGGTGCGGCTGGTGCTGCTGGTTCTAATGGTCTTGCGGGTGCTACGGGGCCTACTGGTCCTACTGGTGCTGTTGGTGCAAGTAGTACAGTTACAGGTCCTACTGGACCAACGGGAGCAGCGTCTACTGTAACTGGACCTACGGGTCCTACTGGTTCGGCTGGTTTTATTGGTTCTAATGGTGCTACAGGACCTACAGGACCTACGGGTTCTTATATTATTAGTGATACTGCTCCTACAAGTCCTAGTGTGGGTAATACTTGGTATGATTCTACTACTGGTAAGACGTATATTCGTTATAATGATGGTTCGTCTACTCAGTGGGTTGAAGAGGGTAATCCTACTAGTATTGTTGTGCCGGGGCATGGTTCTAGTCATGTGCGTGGTGGTAGTGATGTTATTGATGGTGATCGTGTTAGTGTTGATTTTGTTCCTTCGCGTTATACTCGTAATGCTGCTGCTAGTGGTGCTGGTGATGTTACTGATTTAACGGCGCATCTTAGCGGTATTGATAGTGCTTTTACTTGGCGTAATATGCTTACTGTTAGAGACGAACAAACAAGTGCTACTGCTGGCGGAACATTTACTTCTGGCGCGTGGCAAACAAGAGTTCTTAATACTATAGGAGTAAATACAATTACTGGCGCTTCTTTATCTAGTAATCAAATTATACTTCCGGCTGGCACTTACTATTTAGATGCAACGGCTCCCGGTTTTAATTGCGATCAGCATAGGGCTTTATGGTATAATGTAACGGATGCAACTAATGTTTTGTATGGTTCTAATGCTTTTTGGGTGTCTAGTACTACTATTAATAATGGTAACGCTGCTACAGTTAAAGGAATGTTTACTATTACTAGTATTAAAACTTTTGAGTTGCGTCATCGTTGTGCTACAACTAGGGCTACTAATGGTTTTGGCGTTGCTTTTGGTCTTGGAGTTCCAGAAATTTATTCTGAAGTTAGTCTTTGGAAAGTATCTTAAAGGAGGTGTGAATGGCTATTAATTTTCCAGACAGTCCAACAAACGGACAAGTATTTACAAGTGGCACCTCCTCGTGGACGTATGATGGAGTAAAATGGAGCCTCAACAGTAACACTACTACTACTAATGATAGTATGCCTGTTGGGTCTATCTTGTGGTACTCGACTACAACTACTCCTACTGGTTGGCTTCCTGCTGATGGTGCTGCTGTGTCGCGTACGACGTATGCTACTCTTTTTAGTCTTATTTCTACTACTTATGGTGTGGGTGATGGTAGCACGACGTTTAACGTGCCTAGCGTGTCTGCTACGACGGGTAAATATTTTGTTAGGTATACTACTAGTGTTGGTACGGTGACGACTACGAGTCTTGCTACGAGTCCTGTGGGGACTATGCTTGATTGGCCTGTTACATCATCGTATCCTACGGGGTTTTTACGGGCTGATGGTAGTGCGGTGAGTCGTACATCTTATGCTGATTTGTTTGCTTTGATTGGTACGACGTATGGTGTTGGGGATGGTTCTACTACGTTTAATCTTCCTAATCTTATTGCTGCTGGTTCTGGTTCGCCGGTTAGTATTATTAAGGCTAGTCTTGGTGGTACGGTTGAGCCTAGTACTGTTGCTCATGCGGCTAGTCATATTCGTTCTGGTTCTGATGTTATTGATGGTGATCGTAGTCAGATTGATTTTGTTCCTTCGCGTTATGCTCGTGATTCTAGTCCTACTGAGGCTGGTGCTACTACTGATCTTACTGCTCACCTTAAAGGTATTGATACAAGTCTTAATAGTATCTGGGTACCCCCTATGGTACGTTGCGCTCAGTCTACTGCAACAACTTTAACATCAGGAACGGAAACAGTTATTACCTTTAATGGGACTGACGAATATGATACTTATGGTCAACATGATCCCGCTACTAATAATAGTAGGGTTACAATTCCTATAACTGGCGTTTATATGTTGCAGGGTTGTGTGCATTTTTTAAACGGGACAACTCAAGCAGCACCATATTTTAGAAAAAATGGTACAACAGGACTAGGAAGCGGTCCAAATATGGCTGCCACAACTTATTCTTCTAGTATGGCGGTTACTGCGTATTTAACTACAAGTGATTATGTTGAGTTTTTAACTTATTGTGGTAATGCTAATTCAACGTATACTCCGGGTACTTGGATGGCAGTTACTTTTATTGGTAAAATTAGTTAGGTTAAGGAGGTGTTATGACTGTTCAGGGACATAGTTATGATGATAATGTGGGTGCTCCAGTTAATCGTAATCGTATCATTAATGGGGCTTTTGATGTATGGCAACGAGGTACTTCTTTTAGTCCAACCAATAATACTTATTCTTCTGATAGATGGGTAATTTTATTTGATGGTACGGGAGCAACTAGAACAATTAGTCAACAAACTTTTACTCCGGGTAATGTAATTCCAAAGTACGAACCTACATATCATGTGCGGTTTGCACAGTCTGTTGCTGGTTCTGCTGGAACATATAATTTGTTTTCTCAGCATATTGAGAATGTGCGTACGTTTGCAGGACAAACTGTTACGGTATCTTTTTATGCTAAGGCTGATGCTGCTCGTAATGTTACTTTAAAGTATTCTCAATTGTTTGGTACTGGTGGTAGTTCTGCTATTTATGATGTTGCTTTAGGTTCTTCTAATACAGTTTCTTTAACTACTTCTTGGCAGCGTTATACTATTACTGGTACTATTAATAGTATTTCTGGTAAGACTGTTTCTGTTAATGCGGATAGTAGTTTGCGTATTGATTTTAATATGCCTCTTAATTCTACTTTTACTATTGATTTGTGGGGCGTTCAGTTAGAGGCTGGCCCTATTGCTACTCCTTTTGAGTTTGAGCCTTTTGAAACTACGTTGAGGAAATGTCAACGATACTTTGTTAAGTCCTATAATAATGATGTTACTCCGGGTACAATTACATCAGTCGGAGAAATACGTTATGTAGCGGCATCAACAGCGGGTGAGGCTGCTCCAGTTGTACATTATACAGTAGAGATGCGCGGAACGCCTAGTGCTTATACTCTTTATAATGCTATTACTGGTACTAGTGGACAGCGTAGAAATTATAGTTCTTCTACAAACGAAACGTCAACAGGATTTAATATTGGGGGCGCTAATTCACACGCGGGAAATAACGTAGGACATACAAGCGGTGCTCTTTATGGGTATCATTTTACTGCTACTGCGGAACTTTAAGGAGAACAATGAAAGTCGCTGTTTACAGCATCGCTAAAAACGAAGAACAATTCGTAGCAAAATGGGTAGAATCCGCTAAAAACGCAGACATGATTCTATTAGCAGACACAGGATCAACAGATAATACTGTTAAGATCGCTAAAGATCTTGGGGCTACAGTTATTGAAATTAAAGTTAAACCTTGGCGTTTTGATAAAGCCCGTAACAAAAGTCTTCAGGCTATTCCTCAAGATTATGATTATTGTATTGCTCTTGATCTTGATGAGGTTCTTGTTCCGGGTTGGCGTAGAGAGTTAGAGATTGCTCATGCTCTTGGTGTTACTCGTCCTCGTTATAAGTATGTGTGGTCTTGGAAAGAGGATGGTTCTGAGGGTCTTGTGTATGGTGGTGATAAGATTCATCATCGTCATGGGTATACTTGGAAGCATCCTGTGCATGAGGCTCTTAAGCCTACTAAGAAGGAGAATGCTCAATGGTGCGGGTTACAGATCCATCATCATCCAGATTCTTCTAAGCCGCGATCACAATACTTGCCTCTGTTAGAGTTGAGTGTTAAGGAGGATCCTCATAATGATCGTAATGCTCATTATTATGCGCGAGAATTACTAATTTATGGTCGTAAGGACGAGGCGTATAAGGAGTTTGAGCGTCACTTGAATCTTCCTACTGCTATTTGGAAGCCTGAACGCGCTAATTCGTATCGTTATATGAGTAAGTGTGTGGATGATCTTAAGTTGCGTGAGTCTCTTTTGTTTGCTTGTGTGTCTGAGTATCCTGAGGGTCGTGAGGGTTGGGTTATGCTTGCTCAGCATTATTATGATATTGAGGATTGGCATGGTTGTTTCTTTGCTGCTGGTAAGGCTATTCGTATTACTGAGATGCCTTTGGAGTATTTTAATGAGGAGTGGGCGTGGGATGGTTATGTGTTTGATGTGGGTAGTATTGCTGCTTTTCATTTAGGGCAGGATGCTGTGGCTGTTGAGTGGTGTGAGAAGGCGCTTGTGTTTTCTCCTGACGATGAGCGGCTTAATAATAATTTGATTCAATTTAAGGAGGCTTTTGATGGCTGATGCTACTGGTGCTACTACTAGTAATTATAGTTTTAAGACTATTGCTGGTACTGATGTTGCGGGTTATACGAGTATTAATAGTGCTATTACTAGTATTGATTCTCAGTTAAATAAAGTTTTAGTTACGGGTAGTATTATTTTGTTTGGTAAGACTAGTACTACTGCTGGTTCTTGGTTAAAGTGTGATGGTACGCCGGTTAGTCGTACTAAATATTTGAATTTATTTGCTGCTATTGGTACGGGACATGGC